CTTAACCAATGGATCCGTTAGCATGCTGGTCGGTCATCAGGATTTCTGTGACGACGAGGTCGGCAATATTGAAGGGGTTAACCCTTTTATAAAGCGCGACATCGACGTTTGGTATCCTGTCTTGAACGGGGCCCAGCTACACTCGGATGGCGTCACTGTGCTGCGAAGCTTCAGTGATTGCCCGATCCAGTATAGACCGGTCCCCGCCGATCCAACCGCGCATTGGGGTCTGCTTTCAGCAGCGGACCTCAATGAGTACGCGTGGAGGATCCTCGCCGAAACGAATCCGTCGTTGCCACACGTTAGTGTGCCGACGGCGATCGGTGAGCTTAAAGATCTCCCGGGCTTGATCAAAGGTTGGGGTGACAATCTACTGAAGACTGTCGCCAGAGCCAATTTAACTTGGCGCTGGGCTCTCCGGCCAATGATCTCTGACCTCCGCAAGCTGTGGGAGTTCCAAAAGGCCGTCGATAAACGGCTGATTGATCTCCTGAGGCTCCGCGAAGGGCGAACCTTGAGGCGCAGGTGTCATCTCGGGAAGTCCGAATTCACTACCGCGAAGCAGAATTCATTTCTGTTTCAATCCGGTAATGGAGCCACTTCACGTGGCACGCTTTTTACGACCTACACCGAAGAGGTGTGGGGCACGGCTCAATATCATATTGAGCCCGACAGTGATTTACCTCAGATGGGCGGTGCTGCGCTAGACAATCTAGCGAAGCGGCTCACCTTTGGGTTCACATCGCATGAAGCGCTAGCCACGGCTTGGGAGTTAACTCCCTGGTCATGGTTAGTTGACTGGTTTTCGAATGTCGGCGATGTTATCGCCGCGTCGAATAACAGTATCGGACTTCAGTGGTCAAAGATCTGTCTAATGCGGCGCATGTTTACTAACACGCACGCGAAGCCAGATCCCGCTCAAACTACCTCGTGGTGTATCGTTAACAACGATTACCATCTGGTCCATGAGCGCAAGGAAAGATTTCCATGCTTTCCTGTGATTCCTGTTCCTCTACCTAGTCTGCCTATTCTTACGAATGGGCAGTGGTCGATCCTGGCTTCGCTTGCAGTCCTGCGGCGATAAGCCACGGGTCTCTGCTCGCAAAGTCAGGAGTCTCCCATGTTAGGCAACACGCTTGTTCTTCCTCAGAGTGGTGGTGACATCACTCTGATCAAGATCAACCAGGACACGTACTCGTCTGAGTACCTGTTCAAGAACAGCACCGTGCAATATCGGGCGCGCATTCGTCATACAAAGACGAATGGCACGACCGATCGGCCTGCGTATGATCGGCACAACTTTGAAGTTGTGCAGACCATTTTCGCAGCCGGCGAGGTGGCGGAGTATGAACGAAAGTTCTACTTCGTCCTGGAGGTACTTCCCTCCGAAACG